GCTCCGCTCTATGGCATACATCACAGTGACGGTGACGGACTGACCCTAGGTGCTATAGTCACCCGGGAATATCTCGACTCAGTGTTATCAACACTGAGCATCACTCCCGTCTGCTCTGCAGAAGAGTTTGACGGCGACCTAGACATCTCTCAGAACCTTCTCAGGCTTTGCAATCCCAATGTCCCAGTTCCCATCATTTCCCCCAACATTTCCTGTATAGGAAAGTGGGAGGGACCATCAGTCCTCTCCAGGCCTTCAGCCATCAAACCAGTCATGTGCCGAAGGCAATTGGCTCAGAGCTTCCCTGAATTTGTCCCTGATGTCCTCCTAGCCCCTATCAATCGCCCGCTTGAGAAGCAGATCGAGGAGACCACGAGGTACAGCCTCGTTAATCAAAATCCATATGACCATGCATTCGCAAGATATGGTGACCCAATTAAGCCCATCGACGATGAGCTTGTGTGGGAGATAAAATCTCATCTCCGAAGCACAATATCCCCCGTCCTGAATAGCGTTCCTCTCGTGACACTCACCGATGACCAAGTCATCAATGGTGTCAGGGAAGGACCGCTCGCAGGCGGACTCGCAGCCTTGCACATGAGTACTTCACCCGGTCCCGAGTGGAACGCGTGTGGTGCTCAATGCAAGAGGGACTTCTTCAAGTTTGTAGACGGTCGATACGTCTACAACGAAGGCCTAGGGCAACAGCTCAAGCTGCAGAACATCTGGTACGAAACAACAGCGTGCCGCGGTGCCCAACCGGTCACCTTATCATCTGACATAAAGAAGGATGAGCTCCTTCCTCGTGTCAAAGTCCAGCAAAAAGGGAAACTACGTACTGTTCAAGTTGTAGGCATGGAGGACGTTATGGCCCAGAGAAAGTATCTCGGGTCTGTCCTTGCTGCGTTCACCATGAACACCACCAAGAGCCCCTTATGCATTGGACTAGATCCAATGCGGGACTGGACAGCCTTGTACAAGAGGCTGTGCGACCAGTGCCCAAGCGGAGATCTGTGGGAAGCAGGCGATATCAGCCGCTTCGACGCCAAACAGCATCCCCAGCTTATCAACATGATCAGAGACCTGCTAGTTGAGTTTCTTGCGAAGCAAGATCCCTTCTGGCAGCCCAAGAAAGCTCTGATCATCCGCGCCATCTTCTGGAATTACGTTCACACAATGATCCTTCATGGCAGTTTCATCTACCAGAAGGATCAAGGCAACCCATCCGGCAACGCCATGACCACCCTTATCATCGGGTTAGTCAACTGCGCAATCAGGATTGGGTGTGAACTTGTTCTCAGGAGAGAGAACGGACGGATCGACGATCCATCGGTGGTGAGCAGCTATGCTGTGATGGGTGACGATAGCATAGCTAAAGTTAACCCACACCACCTGTACTTCAATCATATCAACATCGCCAGAGTTATGCAAGAAGTCTTCTCCCTAGAGTACACATCCCCATTAAAGGACGGCTCGAGTGTTGAGCACATCACACTAGCAGAGGCCTCGTTCTGTTCGAGGTCCTTTGTTCTTGTGATGTCCAACGACGTCAGACCAAAGCTGAAGCAAGATAGCCTTTTCAAGTCCATGTTCTGGACTCGGGACGGCATTGTTGACCCAGCTGCTGACGCTATAGCCTTCCTCAGGGAAGCCCACCTCCACGGAGAGGAGTTCTTTGAGAAGTGTGTAGCATTCATCACTCTCAAATTCAAACTCGAGTGCAAAGAAAAGCTGTTGAGTGGCGTCCCCACAGCTTTTCACATCTACGAGCAGAAATACCTTAAGGGTATCGGTCTAGCCATCTGTGGCGACAGCCAAGCCCAAAGGGTAGATTCTGTTCTACATCCAGCCACGCCTTCACAGCCTTCCGAGACTTTGAACCCAGGCTACGTCCAGAGCAACCTACGCTCTTATCCCCTGAATTACTCAGACGACTTTGACATCGCAGAGCTCTTCCAGTTTAAAGGAGTTATTGTGACTGAGAGTTCAGAACCAATCACCAGCATGCAGTTTGAGAAGGACGATCGCATTTTCTGCAACGGCAGACTTGTCCATCCTTTCCTACACATGCATCCCATCCTGCCCCAAACCGACCTAGACGCTCTCCACAAGAGCAAGGTCGAGCACGGCACACGCACTTGTGTTGCCAGGCAGTGCCTTGAGGAAGACCTCATCAGGCTGGGATTTATCCAAACCCGTCATGGTCCTTTCCGTAAGACCATCAACGGTGCCACCTTTGTAGTCAGCAGGCCAGCAGACTACGATAGGCAAAGCCTTGGCATTGCCCTTCTATCCATCAAGGAAGGAGACATCTGTAACACCTCAGATGTGCCCGTGTGGACTATCCCATACCTCCTCCTTGCTGCCCACCACAGGCAGAATCCATGGCAATGGCTTGCAGACATCGAGGACAAGCTCACAGCTGTCCCCGACTCAACTGACGAATGTTGGTTGAGCCATGGCGCAAACCTAGCCACTCTCAACGGCTGCACTCCTACTGAAGTGCTAGCCTCTTTAGAGAGAGATATCAGTGTCCACAGGGCTCTCACACATGAGTGCTACCTCACTACTCCGTGCTTCTGCATAAGATACACGAGTGGTGTCACCACCCAGTGGAGTACCACCTACCACAAGTTTGTCCATGACACAGGAGTGTGCGTCTCTGCCAGCTTGTTTCACAAGCTAGTAGTGAGGCACCTCACTGACGTGGGCAAGCCGTGGGACCACAGTATGATCAACGCGGTCATAGAACACTTCATCTGTGACCATGTTCAAGCCCCC